GAATAGCCGACTGCAACGCTTCACTTGGAAGCTGGCCCGTTTTAGTTTGGGCAATAACATCGTCCATTAAAGGAGTAAAATCGTAGCTATCAATAAGCTTGCCCTTACCAGCTTTTACTGGGTTGTTCTCTATAAGACCAAGTTGTTCAAACGCTTTAACAGCAGAGTTCATAGTTAATGTTCTGTTACTGCTCTCACTTCCATAAGGAAGCCTAATGCCTTCTAATTTTCCAAAATGATCAATTATGCCCGGTGCAATTTTTTTAACTTGCTTTAGTACTGGATCATCTACGTTTTCAAAATCCGTGGCATAAGCGTTAACAATGCTCTCAAGAATAACACGGAATGGGTCTTCTGGATCACTAAGATCAATAGTGAATCCGCTTGTTACATTTTTAGCCATACCTAGTACCCAAACACAATATCACGAGGTGCAGGGGCAGTATCCTTGACCCTGTGCGCCCATGAATCGTAGTTAATGTTATTGATCTGTCGTGTCATACACATATACCTTAGAGCATCGTATGCGTGATCTTCTGCTTTTGTATCGACATCCTCGCTGTTCGTGCGAGAAAGCGGAAGAGAAGGAAGGGTACGAATTAAATTGCCACAAGTAGAGAAGATACGAAGGTGTGGCTCTTCTGTATCCTTATCAAACTGTAGCCGTTTATGAATCTGAAGCTTTCCGGCCATCCTGTCTGAGTTAGAAGGCATCCAACGTATGCCCCGCTCAATCATTGTCTGAGCTACAGAAGGTGCCCCTGCTACTCTGTTCCAGCAGGATTTGTCAAGGACTGAGGTGTACATTGGAGGGTCGAACGCTTCTGCCTCATGTATCGAATCGGCCAAGTCATCAGCCGTAAGGCGAGTTGAATACAGTTCACGATAAATCCATATGTTTCCATCGTGATCCACAGCGCCCCAAAGTACACAAGAGGGGCTACTAAAACCATAGTCAGCAGCACGAAAGCGGGGCCATCCACTAGGTATCTCAAACGGGTCGCATACATGTCGGTATCTATTAAATTCCGAAAACGCCGCGCCTTCTGCAACATCCCAATCTCCATCAAGTAATCTACGTCGTTCTACCTCTGGGAGCGAAAGAAGCATCGCTTCATATTCACCAGAAGCCATAAGGTATGGGTTGTCGGTTAGCCTTGCCGGAATAAACTTCCGGTAAAACAGAGGCTGACCGGCTTTCTTGTGATTTGGCGGGTAAAGCAGCGGTTCGCCAGAATCAATGTCAGCAGCAGGAAATGGTCTGTTTGGTTCATTCCGATCAATGAACATCTTCTTGATCCACCAACCACCAACACCACCGGGGTTAGCAGAGGCTCTCATGTACGTTTCAATGGATAGGTCTGTTGTACGGAGCCTAGAACGAAGATAATCCCACACATAGGGTGTAGGATAGTGGCCTAGCTCATCGACACCAATCCATGAGAACGCCTGTCCTTGGTATCGTGTTACGTCTTGGTCCCTATCAACGTAGGACATTAGAAGTGTAGCCCCACTCGGAAAGACCCAAAGGTTTTTACTTTCACGAAAGTGTGCCCGTGGGAAGGCTTTGGGGTAGAGCTTCTTGGACTGATCGATCAGTTCTGCAAGCTCGCCCAAAGTCCTACGTAGTAGTAGGCCCCGGAAGTTACCATTATCTGCATAGCGTAGGGGATCAACTAGCAGAGCGTAACTTTTGCCACCACCGGCAGCGCCCCCGTACATAACTTCTTTTTCGGGTGCAGCTAGAAACTCGGTCTGTGGGCCGGGATTAGGCGAAAAGATTAACTCTCTGTCGCCTTGTTCAAGGGCTTCCTGTACGTCTTTAGGTATGGAGGCTAGGAAGTCCGTATCTGTTACACCACCATTCTCTAACAGATCAATTGTTTTAATGTGGGTCTTTTTCTTTTTTTCTGCGCCCTCTTTAACTTTTTGAGCGGCAAGCTTTTTCTTTTCTGCTTCGCGAAGTCGCCGCTTCGCTAACCTCTTTGCTTGCTCAACACGACTAACGTTGTAGGCTCCCTTTTCACCGGGAGCTAGCTTAGGTCGCGCCATCGGTATTTTGTGGTGTTACGTCTAGCATTGGCTTCTTACCCGGTAACAGCACAATTCCGTGCCTTATATCGCCTGTTATTTCCATTTGCTGGCGTTTTGTAATACCAACCCTATCAAGCACATCTCCAGCAGCTTTATAGCGCAGTTCTAGGCGATTAACGGGTACATCAATGTTATTGCCAAGATTCATAGTATCTACAATGTTCTGTGCCGCTTCTACGGCAGCGCCGTTTAACATTAAACGTGTACGCTCTTGTATTTCCTCTTTTAGAGAAGACAGAACATCTCTGCGGCTGTTTGGACTGTAGCCAGCCTCTGCCATTGCCGCTGGGATGTCACCTCGGTTAGAAAACAAGACACTCAGGAAAGTCTCCTGTTTCTCTGTCAAGTTCTTTTTTAGTAAACCTTGGCTCATAAGTGTTATCTTAGCTTTATTGTTAAATTACTTGGATAGCGCAGAACCTGTTAGTATAGCTCCAAACGCTAGGTGGAACAAACCACCCCCCATTAAAGTAAAAGGATTGTGCTGTCCTGTTAGTGCTTTCATAAGCTCCATCTGAACCATAGGTTCTGGAGTGTTATTAATGATTTCCATAAACAGACTAATGTCTGGTCGGTTTAAACCGTACCAAATGGGTACAAACAGAAAATCATAGAAGCAAATTAGCAGGTACATTGACAATGCGGCCCACCGCCATGTCATAGTTGCCTTTTCGTGGGCGTTTAGAGCCACTGTTAACTAGAGGCACGGAGGAACGCATTTTGCATTACTCGTCACAAAGATTATAACGCCAGCAGCTATTGCCACCAGTGCCATCAGTATGATTACTTTTTTAGTTGTCATGGAGTTTCCTATGTAACAGATTTACTACAAAACAAATGATGCAAGAACAATTACTGCTAATATAGTTAGTATGCATGATTTTGCGGTTGGAATAGCGTTTCCTACTGTAAATGTATGATTTGGCCTCTATAGAAAGAGGCTTCTTGTTGCCCTACTAAGTTTGCTGATGCAAAAACAATAGAATGTATTTCTGCTTCAACCTCATTCTCCCAGAATCTTAGGAAAGTAGAGAACTCAGGGTATTCTGGGGCAATATCATACTTTTGAATAATAAACTCTTGCAACAATGCAGGGAAATCTGGAAATCTGTAGAAGATATGCGCTGTTGTCAAGGTATAATCAGGTATTCTACTTACGGAACTCACTGTAAAATTTCCAATTTGTGCTGTTATTTGGGGAAATACTGAGTGTGCGTAAGCAGAAATACTAGTACATATATTATATACTAGTATAACGCTGTGGGGAGTTTTGTCAAGTAAAAAATAACATAAATGCAACAAAACTAAAAAAAATTTTATAAAACAAAGATTCTGCTTGACAGAACCGCTCTCAGGGTGTATAATAGTATTATGTTTGCCGCGAGGTAAACATACCTTACTACATTAAGAACAGCTCAAACCCCTTCATTGGGGTTTTTTATTGTCAGCCGTACTAAAAAACAGCTCAAAATTCAAAACAGTTTAAAAAATACAATTTTGAGGGGCTGGGTGTATATCTATAGGGGTAGGGTGTGGTGGCCCTAGCGTAGGGGGGTCAGAATATCCTTATTTATCAATGACTTACAAAACGAAATATCGGCAGAAGTTTGTCGCATAATATATATTAAGGAAAGCGGATTTTTGAGGCGTATCAAGGGTTTCAGAAGGGGTATATCGAGCCTGATTTTGGACTGTTTTGTGATCCCCCCGGTGGCCCTTCTTAAAACTCCCCTTAACACGCACGCGCGCACGTCCTTTTGTATACTTACAAAATCCCCCCGCAGATTTGATTTGCAAATAATCCAGCCCGGTCAGTCGGTTGAGTGCTTATCGATAGTTATTGAGAACAGCACAAAAAAAGCCCCAGACAATGCCGGGGCCTAGTTTGAAGGGTGGTTGTTAACTAACTGTGGGTGTACCCATCAGGCTCTATACCCAGCCACATGCCCTGCCATTTGACCATAAGGCACCCCAGCCCCTGTGATACTTGTTGGCGGCGGAAGGTAAGATATGTTTGCAACCCGTACCCATTGCTACGGTATTCGGGTGTGAGTTCACTGGACGTGCCGCGCAGCCAGACGCTGTGAAGCGCAGCCTTTTGTGCTTTGGTGATCATGCGTGCACGCTGGCGTCATGCCGGTTGAACCGTTTCCCATCATATGATGGTCGCCGTTGGGCGCGTTGTTTTACGGCAAGGTCACGGCACCGCTCGTAATAATCAATAGTTGCGTCCTCAAGGGCGCTAAAATAGCTTTCCTTTGAATAGCGGTAGTAGGGAGTGTAGCCATTTTTTATGACCAATTCCGCCCACACAGTCACAAACGGATACCAATCGACATCGTGCGCTTGATCGTGTTGCATTAGAACATAATGCCCCTTTTGTGACCGCCCGCGTTCTAGAATGGTGTACTCGTGCATATCGATTTTCATTTGATTAACTCCAGTTGATATTAACAACAGCCCAATTCTGGCATAGGTCGCACACAAAAAAAAGCCCCCATTTCTGAGGGCCTAGTTCTCTCTGGGAGGTAGTTGGTAGTTAAGCGGCCATAGCCTCGCTTGCGGCCATTGGGGATTGATTGAAAGCCAGCATGAAATCAGTCGCCCTTGCTGCTAGGGTCTCGCGTTCTTGACGGGAACGGTCGCAGATATTGTCCAGCGTTTCGGTGCCGGTGCCCCGTGCGGCGTAATCCGTTAGGACTTCATGCACGTCGAACCACGAGCTATCTTTGATCGCAAAGTGTTCTTCGGTTTTGGCATGCAGGTGATCGGCGAGGGCGCGGTTCTGCTTACTCTTGCCCAACAATGCACGAAAGAAATGAAGTGTATCGGCTCCAGCCATCACGGGCAGGGTGGCAAGCTCTTGCAAGGTTTGGACTGTGGTTTCGTAAATGCCCAAGGCGTTCTTGGTTGCGTCCAGAAGTTTGCCGTAGCGCTTTTTCTCCTGATAGGCCATGTCCTCGCGGTCCTCTGCCGTGATCGACTTCCGGGGTCGGCCACGATGGATTGCGCGGATTGATAGAACGTCCTCACCACGGGTGCAGGTGTTGGCACATAGCCACTCGTAGAAACCGGCCTTCAATTGATACGCACCACCAACACAACTATCCCACTCGGCGATGCGGAAGGCGATCTCATCACCACCATCACGGATGGATTTGGAGTGCGCTGGCAAGACTACCTGCCGGAAGCTTGAAGCGCCGTTGTCCTTCCAGTCGTATGACACAAGCTTGCCGGTGGTGTTCAATACGCTGTCTTCAAGCAACTGGTCGGCGTAGTCCCATCGGTCCTGCGGTGCCGTGAAGGCATATTTGTTGGAGACTAGCGGGTTCAGGACATGACCGGCCACGCTGTCGGAAATGTACCCAGCGGCGTCGGATTCAGTGCCGTCTGCCGTGTGATACCAGTGATATTCGGGCCGGACATCCTGAGCGGTTGCAATGCCGTTTTTCTCAGCGAATAGCGCCGCCTGACTTTGTCTGTGGTCCAGCGGAATAAAGGCGTCGATTGTGCTGTTGGTGTCGGAGTGCATCTGCATTGTTTTTTCCTACGTTGGGTTGATCGAATACAGGTCTTTTAAAGTAAGACCAATAAAAACACAAGCAAACAAAAAAAGCCCAAAAGGCGGACTACTAAAAACAGGGCCTCTATCATGCGTCGGGCCGAACCGCAAAGCCAGAATGATCGCCGGACAAATACCCCTTTGCTTTTAATGCGACAACGCGCGGCGTGGGGTCTTTAAATCGTAGGTCGTGGGTATCGCCGGGGATAGTTGGGAAGCCCATGAAGCTTTGGGGATATGCTTCCCCTTGCCAATCGCCAACAAATGGCACGGCCACGTTTACGTTGTTATCAAGTGCCCACTGGCAGGTATCGCGGTTTTCGCCGGACCAACTAAAGGTAAGGTGATAGTTGTTCGGAAGATTACCGGCAGCAAACATCTCAAGGCGTTTGCGACTTTTGGTGTAGTCGTAGAATTGAGCGGTAGGGTGTCTCTTAGCAAAGCCAATTCCCAAGCCCAAATCACTCGTGCCATCAAGTCGGAAGCACAAATCCAAATCGCG